CGCCTTGTGAGGCTGCCATGCCACCAGCTGGGCCACCAAAAACAGAGCCAACTACACCAGCTACTGCTGGAACAACAGCGTCCGCAGCACGTCCAGCAGATAAATCTACGCCTTCCCGTTGAGCCTGTGCATAAGTAGCTTCTGATGGACCACCATACATATTCATTGTAGGGGTCATATTTGTGCCAAGAACTTTGTTCCAAATGTTTGTTTCAAATGGTGTATTTGCTCCAACCAAAGCTTGACCAGGAGATTTGCTGTATGAATCAAGCATGCTTTGAGCTTGATATACAGGAGTTTGAATTAAGCTGTCAAAAAAGCTCATACTAGCCTCACAAGGTTGAATTTGTTAAAGTTTATCATTTAAACCACCGTTCCACTAGAGTCTACCCAATCTGTTCCGTTCCACCAAATAGGATAGCCAAGGGTGGTATCAAAATAAAATTGCCCTACAAACAAGGGATTTTGGACATTTTGTGTAGGCCTGTCTGCAGTAATGCCAGATGGCGGAATAGCAATGGTTTGCGTGAAGGTATCAATCTGTGAAAAATACAGGCGCAATACCTTTCCGTAGTCATCAAAATAACGCTGTTTATATTCAGTAGGCGCAATTGGTAAGTTAGGCTGCTTTGGAGAGCGTAACGAAACTAGGGTTTTATTGACAGCCATTATCTTCTACCGTCTTGCTTAATATCAATACGTGGGCTACCCAGCTGCCAAGCTACCCCAAGTCCATCTGACTCAATCCTAAATGCCATCTGACGGCCTCTTAAACGGGTATATACCTGACCAGTAAACTCTTGAACTGTATATTGGTTTTTCAAAGCATAGTTGTTTTTGCTGGTAACAGTTGGACTATCGGAGTATCCATAAGGCGCACCAGAGTTCTCACGAGGTCTAACTGTCATAGTAACTACAGGCTTGTTTACATTTGAGCCGTTAAAGTTTACGTCTGGCAGGATGCGCCATACAAATCCAAAGTTGTGACCGTCACCAATATCAAAGTCAGAAGATTGGACATAAGCCACAATTGGAACTGAAATAGCCGTAGAAGCATCATCCACCCCATTTTCATGGAAAAGAATGGTTCCAGTAGTTACGTCTACGTTTTTAAATACTCCTGGGGATACTTCAACTGAATTACAGTTGGCAGCCATTGGGAATGGTTGCAGTGGGCTATCTAGCCAGTAACTTCTACCCAAAGAGCCGTAATACCAAACACGGTCTAAGTAGTTGTAAATAATGTACTTATCAATGACTGGCGGTCTGCTTTCTGAGGTAGCTGCTGCCACCTCATCATTGGATACGTAATACCACCAAACTTCGTTGTAACCTTCATTAGATCCAGAAGTAATTTGATCTCGCTGACCAAAAGCTACATCTTCAAAAATGTACTGGCGCAGTGAGCAAGGCAGTGTTTCAACACGACCAGAGTAGGTATAGAACTTATCAGTCCCCATCCAGTAAGCCACGTTATTAACAATAATGGCAGCGTTTGGACTCATGATGGAGATGTTGTCCATCAACATAGTTAGCCCCCAAACATAAGGAGGGCCAATATATTGCATAGAATATATGGCAGAGTCTGTCCAAATATTCAATTCCTGACGGTTCTTTTTAGCCTGAACAATGAAAGATCCATTGGTCAATCGTTGCTCACCAGCTTGGTTGGTAGGCAGTGGTTCCCATGTATTTGGGTCTTCTTGGTCAGACCAACGAACTATCATAGGGTCAAACGTAGCAGATCCAAATGAATTGCATCCCATAGCTATAACAAAACGGGACACATCCGAAACAATAACTTGGTTAGTTCCTACAATAGGAACGTCTGTAGTTAATGGCACAGCCCTTGGGAATGTAGATACGTCTTTAACCCAATAGTAAATAATGCCACCACGAACAGCCAGCAATAGATTTTGACCAAAATTGTCGTGAGTCCAAATACGTAATGACTGAGTAATACCAACGCCAGCGTCTGGAGCAGCTCCACCCCAAACAGTTGTACCCAAATAACCTAAAACGCCAAATACTTTAGGAGCAACTGGAGTTCCTGCGGTAGGTCTATATCCATGTTGCACTGCGGTAGAACCGTTAGTTCCCCTTGTACATCCAGTAAAACTGGTACTAGTTACGCCAGTATAAGTAATCACTTCGGCATTAATAATGATAGTGCCAGTAGCTGGAAAGCCTGTAGTGCTGTTTACGTTAATAGTGGTTGATGAAGAGTTAAGTAATACCCAAGGAGTTGCGCCAGAGGTATAAGCCAATGTTGCATCATATAAAGTGGCTACGTTTGTTCCGTTCCATACACCAGCGCCAAAGCCGTTACCAATAGTATTAGCTGGTAAGCCAGGCTCTAATTGGTATTTAGCCTGTACCGTACCACCACCTGTGCCTGAAGCATTTGGTGTAACTCCAGCTGGCAATTCAATACTATAGGTAGTGCCGCTATTAATATTGGTAATTTGAAACTCAGAGTTTAAATAAACAGCGCTTACTCCGTTAAATCCAGTAGCACCAGTAAAGGTTACAAATTGACCAACAATAGGAGAGTAGCCAGCATCGGTAACAATAACTGTTTGCGCTCCGCTAGTTGTTCTAAAAGGGTTGCTTAGTCCAGAAGATGTGCGAACAATTGGAGTAATGTCATGGTAAACACCTAATCCACGGTTGATGTAGTACTTAAGGTTAGTACCTAAGCCAATTAAATTGTTGTTGGCAAGGTCAATCCAATTGATCATGGCACGGCAAACACCCTGATAGAACTGTCCAGGAGTGGCCCTTGTCCATCCACCTAACTTCTCAGGGAATCCAGAACGAAAACGAATCTTGTCCCCGTCATACCAACCACCCTCGTTGGAGTAGTCAGTACCTTCTCGGTTTAAGCCTGGACGAAATTGTAGTTTTTGTAATGCCATACGGGTTTACCCTAATACTGACAATGCCTTAGCAATCTTAGCTTTACGATCATCAAGACCAATTAAGCCACCATTAATTCTCTTAGTCATTGTCTCAATATCTTGAGCATCTGCCAAGCTATTCAGACCTTTTTTGTTCCAGAACCAGCCAGCGCTTAGAGCCGCATATTTAGGATCAGTAAGCAAATCAGGATTACTGAGAAGATCCACACCAATACTAGATCCGCAGTGTTCATAGTTCTCCTTGCCAGTTAATTGAATCAAGCCTCTGCCTAAATATTTAGCAGCCTCTTCTTCGCTAGTATTACCTAGTCTGCCGTTGTAGACTTTGCCAGCAATTTTGGCTGGTTGCCGTGCATACTGGTCAGCAACTTCTTTAGTTGGAAAACGGCTAGGCCATGTTTTCATTAGACCTTCAGCGCTGTAGTTTAAGTTTTCTTGAAGAGTCTTAAAGTTACCAGATTCATGGGCGCATTGACCAATGAATGAGGCTTGACGCTGTGGCGTAGATATATCATATTTAACAAAGGTTTCCTCTAAAGGAGCAAGCCACTTATGGTCTATTCCTAAAGCATCTAATTGGTCATACGTCATTTGAGTCTTGTCCTATCTTAATACCAGTAATTAAACCAATAAATCCACCAATAATGGTCTGGAATGCTGGGGTAATTGCCTCAAATATTTTGTCATTACTAACATCTGCGTCAAACATACCAGCAGCCATAGTGCCAACCATGCCGACCACAACAATACATAATGTGATTGTTACGCAAACAGTAACAAACCCTGGAACTGATTCTTTACTTATCATCTTTATTCCTAGACTTCATATCCATAATCTTTTCTAAAGTACGTCCGCCAAAGTAAAAAGACATGATTAACATACCCCATTGTCCTAGCAATTCCACATAGGTTTTGTTAGTATCTAAGTCAAAGGCCGACATCATGGCAAATATAAAATAACCAGAAAGGATAGCAATCAATGTCATGGGACGAATGTTTTTCGATAGCCAACTATCTGACGTCATATCTGCTTCTGCTCGCTTGGTCAGTTCTTGAGCTTCTGCCGTATCTGCTGCTAACTCTGCTAACCTGCCTTGTTGTTGTAGCTCTACCAATTTGGCTTGTGCTTCGGCTTTGGCGGCTGGGTCGGGAATAACCTTATCCAGAATTTTCATTCCTACACCAATAATGTCATCTATGCCAAACATCATTTACCTCTGATTTTATTTATTGCCCCAGACAATAAACCAGGCAATGACCGCAGCCGCTGCAAAACAATAGAACTGTACTCGCCTAATTTCTTTAAGATCA